CACTGATTACCCACTCGCATCAGTTGCTGAATTCGCACAGATCCACTAATTTAAGGTTCAGCACCAGCGGATCAACAGCCTCTACCACGGCAGTGCGCAGATTGCTGCTCAAAATGGCGCGCTCGTCGGTGCCATCCAGCACCACATCAGACCGAAATACCTTGGCATTGCCTTCGCTGCCAAAGAGGATAATGCGCTTGTCAAACACAGCTAAACCGCATACTTCCACAGGGCGGGCGGCGCCAACGAAAGCATCCGCCGTAATACGGTAAAAGTAACGCACATCAACGGTATAGAAGCCGCGGTTGAAGCTGACGGGCTCCACATCCACATAGACGTACAGCAGCTTGGCGCTGCCGCCCTTCACGGACAGGGCGCGGTTGATGATGTCCACACACTGCAGCTTGGGGTAAAACCGCAGGTCCTCGATGCAGTCCTTATCGCGGCAGGAATCAAAAATCTTCCTGGTATGGATGCAAACCGCCTCCCGGATGCCGCAGGAGTCCTCCACGGGACCGGGCATAACTTTCTCGGGCATTGCAATACCTCCTAATAAGTAGCTGGATGAAAGAGAAGCTCTTTCAATCCAGTGTATGCGCCCGGCTCCCATTGGTGCGGCGGCGGGGAAATTCGGACTATACAAACCCGGCGGTCCTGCGGTATAATACAATTGTATCCAATCCCATTCCAAGGAGGTGACGCGGATGCCCGGCTTTATCCATGACAAGCTGGAGATCAAGTTTCTGATTCTGTATATCACCGCCCGGGTGATCGAGCCGATTCCCTTTGATACCGTGTGGGATCTGGCCATGTGCGACGAGGGCGTGGACTATTTCGACTTTGCCGAGTGCCTCTCCGATCTGGTGCGGACTGAGCATCTGACGCTGTCTGCGGACGGGCTGTACGCCATCACCGACAAGGGCCTGCGGAACAGCCGGATCTGCGAGTCCAGCCTCCCCTACTCCGTGCGGCTGCGGTGCACCCATACTGGCCACACCAAACCGCACCGATACACCCCTCGCCTATCCACACCCATACGGACCTCACCAATTTGCACCGAGACGGGCCTCGCCAACTCGAGCCTTTACGCACCTCTAATATTAAGCCCTCTCCTATTGGAGAGGGCTTATATTATTAAACAAGCAAAGGAGTCATATCTTGTCCACTAATTACCGTTACATATTGTAAAACATTTCCGTTATTAAATTCCCATTCAATTAAGCTAGACTTAACAGTTGCAACATGGTGACTTACAGATGTACCACTAAGTCCATATAGCGTTATCTCTGGATAAACAAAGTTTTTACCCCTGAGATTCGACAAGTGAACACTAATATTACCAGATAGTTGTAGTGTACCTAAGATGTAAATAATTCCATTCGATACCCAAGCCTTAATAAAATTACTTTGCGACTTAAGGTAATTATTGATATCAACAGTAACCTCTACTTCTTCGCCTGTGCTGTAAGAAATAACTTTACCCTTTATTGTAAGAGCATCATCAGATTCAGTTGCGGTACAAGGATACGAATTATACCCCATACTCTCCGCTTTCTCTAATGCTTGGTCAGCCTTAGCGTCAGCGGATTCAGCGGCACTCTGTGCGTTCTGTGCAATAGTCCTGACAGCACCCAACTGTGTTACATTGACAGCGTCATTAGCGTTAACACCATTAGCCATTCCGACAACACGCTTGCTCATCATGTTAATGGTGGTCCCCGGATTTAGCCGTAACTCATTAGGGGCGTGAACTTCGGTAACGTGAATCTCACCTGTACCGCCCTCTGTCTGATTCCGGTTAATGTAAACGGAGCCAAGAGCATCAGGAACATTGATATCCAAGTGACTGTTGTGCCGTTTCAGTACAGCCGCCCCGCTGTCATCATAGAGGTTAATGGTTCCAGCACTGATTTCACCCTGCATGGAGCCATTCTGTCCCACCAGTACAGTATCAGCGGCCAAGTTAATCAGGTCGTCATTGAGTTTGACCGCACCAGAGTTGGGGTCGTTCTTCTTGCGGCGAATCTCGGTTACACCAGAAATAGCAATTTCTCCTCCTTCTCCATTGGAGAGAGATACGTCAGTACCCTTTAAAGCAACCGGACCAGTCTCAGACTTGACCACCATAGCGTCAGCGTCATTGTATACAGAACCCTTGACCATCTGGTCAGTCAGATTCTTAGCTCTGGCACGGGCGGCAATTGGGTCATAGAACTTGACTACGGAATTTCCGGTCATGTTGATATCGCCTGTCATGTCGCCGCCAGTAAGAGCTAGATATTCCCCACCAAGCTCTCCACTGATTTCCTGTTTTACCTGCTTAATCCCGTCATCGACATACTTCTTATTAGCCGCATCACTGTCAGCACTGGGGGCGGCAAGGTTAGTAACCTTACCGGCGGCCCCAGCAGAGCTGGACTGTACTTTGATTCCGGTATTGGATTCCAGAACAGGATTTAAAGCGGTCTGACCATTGAAGTTCAGGGCACCAGTCATGGTGTCACCGGACTTGGACACCTTAGTATCAATCTGGCCCTGTAATTCAGATATCTGCTGGTCCACATATTCCTTGGAAACGTCTCCACCAGGACTTCCTCCACCACTCTGTACTGCATCGTCAACGTACTTCTTGGTAGCGGCCTCCATATCCTTGGAAGGTCCACGTCCAAGCACGACAGTCTGACCAGAGACGAAAGTCAGGTTACCGCTGAGTTGTCCACCAGTTAGTTTCAGGTAGGGTAGATTGGTCTGTCCAGTGGTCATACCTTTAATCTGCGTTTCCAGATTAGTGATATTTCCCTCAATGTTAGTGATTTGCGTCTGGATTTTCTTGTCTACTGCGTCAATCTTGTTTTCCAGCGCAACGTCAGCGGCTTTTCTGGCAAGGACTTCCTGTTCAATAGCGTTGATAAGGTCATTGTCAGCGTCAATTCTGGCCTTGATTTCAGCATCCAAAGCGGCCTGAATCTGGTTCTCTCTTGTGGTAGCCCGGACAACCTCAGCCTGTAAATCACTGGCAATCTTATTTTCTGCCGCGGTTGCACGGTTAGTCTCCGCAACAATCTTGTTGTCCAGAGCAGTTTCAGCGGCGGTAGCACGTTCAGTCTCGGCATCGATTTTCTTGTCAAGAGCATCCTCTGCCGCTTCTGCCCGGTTTGTCTCCGCTTCAATCTTGTTGTCAAGAGCTTTCTCTGCGGCCTTAGCTCTCTCGATTTCGGCGGCAATATCTTTAGCGTTCTGTGTGATTCGGTCATCGAAGGACTGAATCTGCACTCCCAGCAGGTACGTCTCCCATGCGTTCCGTCCAGTGGTCTGAACAAGGTCAGCAACCTCTTTCTGGAACGCATTATTAAAATTTGGGCATTTAGAGATGACCCAGTAAGCCAGATTCTTAGGCTCTTTGGCGTTTACGGGGTCAGTGGTCATCTGGCCCATGTACAGCATCCCCTCGCCAGTGGCGGCGGGAGTGTTGGTAGTAGCGGACGTTACAACAGCTGTTGTACAGCCATAGCCCTGTAAGATTCTAGCAACGGAAGCGATACCCATTCCCGGCTGATTCTGAGCGGAGCAGGAGAAGAAGAACACGGAGCCGGTCCCACAGTTGAAGCCGATAGCGCAGATGGCCTGTTTCTGGGTCATGGCTTCCACACCCTCGATAACCTTGCCGTCATAGAGGATAGGCACGCAACCCCCGATAACGTCAACCATCTGATTCTGGCACAGAGTGGTTTCCGTCACGTCACCCTTAAAGTAACGTAGGGCACCATGTCTGTTAAAGCCATAGACGTAGCCGTCAGTCTTAGTCTCGCCGGGGATAGCCGCTCCACGGTACATAGCGGGACCGAACCACTTATCAGAGCCAGCCTGAACAGCGGTCATAATGACGTTAGCGGACTTGATAAAGGACATGTCAAAGATTCCCTGTTCCACGCCGCTGTTAGTGGTGTTATCATAGGCAGGGGCCAAACTTACAAAGATAGGCTTTCCCTTTCGGTCAACAGCCTTCTTCTCTACGATTGCGTAGGCGCATCCCTCTGTGGTATCGTAGCCCTCTTGGTAGTTTACCTCGCAATCGTCATAGTACACGTCATTGGAACGGGCCGCCGCCACGCAAGCGTTCATAGCTTCATAACAGTTCTTGCTGATGCAGTTCCACTGATTGATACACATATTGGTCCGCTCAATAACCTTGCCCATAGCTTCATAAAGGCTAGAGCCTTCAATCACAGTTGGTACAGGGGGAATCTGTCCCATTACAGGCTGGGGCGGCTGACATACAGGGGGCTTTTGCGGGGGACAGACAGTAGGCGGTGGAGTACATCCACAGTCAGGTTTGGGCCTACAATCGTCTTGATAGGGGTTATTGGGCCTGGTAGGATAGTATTCCATAATGCGACCTCCTTATACATTGACCTTGTCGAGAATGAACATGAGCATTTCACGGGTTACGAATCCCTGTGGATTCTCGTTCGTGATTATCTTTCTTGCGGCCATTCTCTCCATGGCATTTTTGGCGTAATCACTTCCAGCGAAATTGGCCCGCTGGGAGAGATATACTTCCATCATTTCGTTGAACTTGTTTTGGTCCATATCTGTTAATTCCTCCTTTAGTTTATTGCACCTGTCAATTACCATCGAACGGAAGTCATTCATTGTAAGATTAAATTTTTGCATCCAGTGGTCCGGGTCACCGTGTCCGCTTGCCCATCCCATATCATGCCCTTCCTTGTGGGAGATGATAACCCCTTTTTTGGTGGGGTCAAGGTTAAACGTAATACAAAGACAGGCGAACAGGTCAGCGGCTTCGTTTAGGCACAGATTAAGATGGTCGATGCTTGACATACTGTCCTCGCACATCTCAACCCCGATATGGGTATTGTTGGCGTACCCTCCACAATGCCATGCTTTCATGTCCCAAGGTAACGTCTGTACTGTGCAAATATTGCCCTCGGCATCCCTGCCGATAAAGCCATGGACGCAAACGCCATTTCCTCCCGGTCTGGGCTGATTCCAGTGATTATTGTACTTGTTATATCCAAGGATATCAGAGCCGGGTACATATCTGGATACGTTGGGATTGTTTGCGCCTGTGGAGTGTAGCATTAGACCTTTTACTGTGAACCCCACCCCAGCTTTATAACAATCGTTCTTTTCCAGTATCTGCTTAATCAGTCTCATTGTTATCCTCCTCCGCATCATCGTACTTCTTTTCCATGCTGTCCAGTATTTTAACAATAAAGTACGGGACCCTAACGTCCATGTCAATCAGGTGCTCTAAGATGCTGATACCCTCTGTGGCTATAAAGTAGAATACAATAGCGTTTCTAACGTAGTCCATACCGAACAGATTATCAATGATTGTTCCTATGATGATAATGCACAGCATAGAACACTTTCTCAGTGCCCCTTTAGCCAGAGCTTCGGAAGAAACACCGTTGCCATATTTACTTAGCTTGAATACTGCGGCGCTTATAAATCCAAGAATGATATCTATAAGCATCAGTGTAAACATCGCCATTAGAGAGTAGTCAAAACCTCCCAATAGTTTCACGGCTGTTCCTCCTATAATTCCGGCTACAACGCATACATGTTCTTTCATTAGAACACCCCCATAAAGTCAACGGCAAGCTCTTTTATAATGTCCTCGTCAATATTCAGGAACGTGCTCCTGAACTTAAGCAACAACTCAGACTGACTTACATTGATAAATCCCTTTACAGTAGCGTTGCTGTTCTTGGTTTCCTTTGTATCCTCCTGATTTGAAGAAGTACCTAAAGTGGTTTCCTTGTGCTTGTCAGCACCATTAGAGAATTGCTTATTATCCTCTTTGGTGTTTTCGTAGCCTTTGTTATTCTCCTTTTCAGTAGAATCTCCGGTAGTGTTTTGGTTTTCATTGAAAGTAGTTGTCTGCTCTCTTGTGTGGTCCTCTGTTTCGCTCTTGTCTAACTTTCCAGTAGTGTTTGTGTCCTCTGACGTGTTACCTGTGCTTTCAGTAGTCTTGCTAGTGTTGCTTTCTCCATTCTCTGTTTCTGTACTGTCTGTTTTAGTGTTCTTTTTTTCCGTGTTTTGCAGTTCTTCCTTAGTAGTTGAGTTGGTCGACTCATTAGTTGTATCTTTGGTGTAGTTGGTCAGATAATTACTCATTATCTCTACACCAGAGCTAGATACCGTGCCTTGGGGAGTGTCGGAATACCTCTGCTCTTTTGTCCCTGTGGACGTGGCATTAGACGTGGTGTCTTTTGTGCCGTTCAGGGTGTCCGACATATCTTCCGTCACGTTCCCTGTCTTATCCACCTTAGAAGTGGTATCGGTTGTTTCCGTGACATGACCAGTAGTGTCGATGTTAGAGGTCTTTGTACCATTCTCACTCTGGTCAGTAGTCTTGGTGATATTGATAGTCTCGTTCAGCCTTTCCGTGCTTTCCTTGTTGGACGTTCCCTCCGTGTGCCCGGTAAAATCACGATTATTTTCGTCAGTGATTCTGCGGTCATTTAACTGGGCCAGCGAGTTATACATATTCCGGATGGAATCAACGTCGTTCCGGCTGGCAAAGACACCAGTAAAACCAAGCTCTCTTAAATCCTTGGAGTTTGTCTCCAAGAAGTGGTTATACAAGGGGATTATTTCCAGCAGTTCAGACTTGTAAAGCTGATTGTAGTAGGGCATTATTCTTGCTAGATGCTCATTGAGATAGTGCTTGAATCTGTCAGGGGTTTCCTGACCAATCTCATAGAAGAAATAGTGTCTGATGATTTTATCACACAATTCCTTCTTGTGCATTTCCACAAAGGTGGTCCAGCTATCATCGAATATTTCATACCCAGAGCCGACCAGCTTTCCCAGCTCCATTGTGTATCTACTCACTTGACCCACCTCCAAAGCCGCTGTCATAATCATAGGTGGATAGCTCTTTGATATCAACCTCTATATTGGTGCCGTATCTACGGTTGACTTTCTCTATGTCAAGCCGTAGCTGTTTCAGGTTGACTTCATTAGCCATTTCCGTTACCATGTTATTGGCGTTTACTTCATCCACTAGAAGCCGCTCTTTCTTGTCGTCTCCCTTGCTGTCAAGCCCAATAGCGGAGTACAGGATATCTTCATAAGTCCTGTATGTTTTCCACAGTTGGTCTATGTTGCCAATGGACGGAAGAGGAGCCACTTCAAAGTTAGACTTATCAATGCCGTAGTTTTTGAAAGCAAGTACAATATCTTCATTGTCCTTTATTCGCTTCAAGAGGTTTATAAAAGTGAGCTTCTGCTTTTCTTCACAGAGAATCAGATATGGCCGCTTCATTCTGGCACATACTACGTCAATAGAACGGAGTACGTCCATCATGCGCTTTATATAGGTGTATACTGTAAGTGCTGTTGGAGTGCCCGTAGGATTGTTCCTTACAAGCTCAAACTCACCAAAGGAAAGGGTCCTTGTGAATCCAAAGGAAAAAGCGTTGATTCTGGTAGGCTCATAAAATAGATTGTATTCAGAACCATTAGAACAGGGTAATGCTATAAGTCCATAATCTTCATGCTCAAAGAAGCAAGCCTTTCCAACTAGATACAGGCTCATGTTGAGCAACCTCTCATTAACTCCTATGGGTAAATTCTTCCAGTCATACCGGGTGACAGCAATGTTAGAATAGCGGTTGTACATCTCCATAAACAGCTTGCTATTCTCCATCTGCGCTTCGGTTTTAACATACATATCTCCCAACGGGTTGTTTGGGCAGTATGTTGACGTTAGAAGCTCCATACCGAACAGACCTAACGGCATATAACCCCTCCTTTCTTATCTATTGTCTTTAGAGTAGTCGCCTATCTCAACGCCATTTCCAACGTGCCAGAATGTAACGCCGTTATCCAGTGCCGCCTGTATGTTGGCTCTATCTGTGCTGTTGAATGGGCCGCTTACAACAGAGGGTGAGCACTTCACATAATTCCAATACGGACGGGTATTCACGTTCGGCTTTTTCATCCGACAGGTTTTATAGCCGAATACGGAAAAGAAGTTATCAATGCTCTCTATCACGGCGGCATCCGGGAACAGCAGGTTGACCAGATACCCCCAGGAATCAGCGGCAATCGCAAGGGCACCAGTGGTAACGCCGCCCATAGCTTGGGCAGGGTCAACAGATTTATCCATTACCTTACCGATAGTCCCAAGTGCGGAGTGTAGGGCATTAGTTACTCCCATAGTGGTACCAGCTACTGCCGCTCCTCCCCCAGCGAGTACACTACCGCCGACAGCTAGAGACGTTCCACCAGTAGGAGCCGCCAACAGCATACTTCCAGCGACCACAGCGGCTGTTCCAATGCCGCCTATAATAGAGGAAGCAAGCTGGGTCCTGTTCTGACTTACCCAGTTAGCAAAGGCGTTTCCTACCCAAGCACCCTGTACATTGATAGGAATGACCACACCCAGCGTCTTGTTAACTGCTTCGTCTCCCTCCATGTAATTGTTGGGATAGACAAGCACACCACCAGCCCCGCCTAGAAAAGCTCCGCCAGCCTGAAACTGCATGGTAGTTGGATTCGGGAAATACTCAGGGCGTAATTCCACAGAATCTCCCTGCCTGTTGGTAAGCTCCACCTTAAAGAACTCACTGCTGAAACACTTTGCGTTCTTTACGGAATATCCGTCAATATTATCGTACCCTACTGTGGCAACGTGTGTCCACATTTCAACAAAGTTATTGGATACCGCTATTCTGGTAGGACACACCCACATACCAAGGATACCGTCCAAACGTCCCTTCTCAGCATAATTCCTGATAGTAGCACCAAGTGAACTCATCCCACCGCTGTCAGCGGCGTATACAAACTTGTTTACACCAATGGGTACGCCAGCGTTTATCTGGATATTGTAGTTTTCTTCCGCATTTTCATCATAAGCGGACAGCACAACTACCGACCAATTATGTTCCGTCCCGTCAAGCATGACACGTCTTTTCAGGACGCCAGTTTCAAGCCCTTCCGGTAACAGGTTATTAAAGGAAGGTACTGCACCATTCCAGTCATCTTCCTGCATCTCCCGCTCTACCCAGCAGTCACGCCATATAATGGATTCAATAAATGTCTGCATGGAATCTGTCTGAAACTCGATTTCTGTACAGTTGGGATTAACAAACTCAATGGAAAGGATATTGCAGAAGATAGTCTTTCCGTTGTCGTTCACAAAGCTCATCATATCACAGTTACGGATAGAGTTATACTTTGCGTTCACTCTGGCATAATGCCTGTTCTCCCTCTGATAGCTCTGAGCCGTAAAGGACAGTGGGGAGCGTCCTTCATACCATGACAGTTTGGCCCCTTCACTCTCAAAGTAAGGCTGATTCTGTGGGTCTACTCCTGTGCTCTGGTATAGACGTATCGTAGTGTTGGGCTGAAAGTCAGGCATATTTTCACCACCTTAAATAAGGCCCGGACGGGAAGCCCATCCGGGCCAGTTAAATCAGGCCGTATACTTCTCAGTTACAAAGGACACGCCATTAGCCCAAGGACGTAGAGCAAAGGTGTCCCAGCAGTGCCACCAGTAAGTCCAAGCCATAACTTCGGAGTTATAGAACTCGGTCATCTTACGGAGACTGTCCCGAATCTGGAAGGCACCCCGGTCGCCAATCCAAGCATACATATTATCGGCCCCGTCAAACTTGTCAACAATGACCTGACGGGCGACATAATCAGCATAGCTCAGATTAAAGGCGGCACTCAACTTCTGGACATCTACGTTTGCGGCAACGTCAGCACGAACGAGGATAACCAAGTCATCAGTGGAAGTCCAAGAAGTGGCGGGGCTAGAACCGCCTACAAGCTGATATGCGTTATAGTTAGAGCTGGGGAAAGACATAGCGGAAGCCACACCACGCAAACGGGTCAGGAAAGCGGTAGCGTTTTCTGCGTTTACAGTGGGCAAAGCAAGCACTTCCTGAATCATCTTATTTGCGGCAGTAGCACCACCCAGTAAAGACTTGGTAAGATTGAACTCGTCAATCGTGTTGCCAGTATACAGGCTGTTGACGATACCGGCAATCAGATTCTCTAAAGCACCCCAGCTTACAAAGGCGGCGGTCAACTGCTCGTTGCGGATAGTGACCTTGTATTTGTCACGTCTATTACGCCGGTAGTAGGCTGCCTTTACGTCGGGGTCAACAGGGGTCAGAATTCCTTGGAAATTAGCAGGCTCATACTGAGCACTCTTGGCGGGGTTGATATAGATATCTTCAACATCCAGCCCCAGAGGGATAGAACCCTTCCGTAGAAATGCCAGAGGATTCTCAAACATCTTCTGGTCCACAATGGTAACGGCAATCTTATTTACCAGAGCAGTCAGAAATTCGTTCTGTACGGACTGGTATTCCAGAATGGGGTTACCAACGTCCTGAATGTTTCGGGGAGTAGCCACCGGTACAGCGTCCCGATAGGCTTGGCTGGCTTCATTTCTAATGGCGTTTACTGTATCAACAGCGTTTGGAATCTTAGTAGTAGACATTTACTTTACCTCCTTGAATAAATCCTCGACAGTAATCGTCTCGGCTTTCGTTTTTTGTTCGGTGGATTGACCACTTCCACCTGTCTTATCAAGATTTTGCTGACCAACCCGTAGAAATAGTTCTAAATTGGCCTCTTTCAGTCTGGTATTTTCCTGTTTCAGTTGTTCATTCTCAGTCGATAGAGTTGTATTAGTTGCAAACAGGCCCGTGTATTCATCACTGGCTTGTGTAACTAAAGAGGTTAGGGTGGCTTGGTCATTCATGGCACCGATGACCTTCTGCATATGGTCGTTCCATTGTTCGATTGTATATGGCATACTGATTTACCTCCTTAAAATCATCAGGGAATTGGATATCAAATTTTTGGCTTTCATAGTCGTAAACCTGACTTCTCCCCGGTAGTATTTTTGTTGCAAAGCTCCGAGCCATATAAGAGCGTCTTTACTGTTTCGTAGCTCTGTTGTCTCGTCATGCTCATCTACACTTAGAGAGATATGCTTATTACAGGTAGGGTCATAGCTTTCCGTAATGTACCACAAATCAGAGCCTAATATAGTATATACCCCAAGCTCATTTCCCGATACTCTGATGGTCATTATACACGTTCCGGGGCAAGGCATCTTTTCGATGAAACTGGCAGTGTCCCTCAAGAACTCGTTTTCCATAGCATATTTCCCGTACTCTGTTTCGGCTATAATTTTTCCGAATCTGGTTGACTTTGCTTTCTCCGTGTAAGATGGACTGTCTACCAGCTCAAGAAGAATATCATTCTTGCGTAGTATCTTCTGCCCTTTCTGCAAAGACAAATCGTAATACAGGAAATATGGGTTAGTGAATGTTATTGCGTTGGACAAGAACAGGACCGTAACGTCCCTTAGTCTCGCAATCGTTGAGTACATCTCATTAAAGGTCTGTACTTCATCGGGCAGATACCTTATCAGCCCTTGGTCTATAATGAACTCGTCAAACAGAATCTTGGTCACATATGGGAACGGCACCGACTTGAATTGAGAAGCTCTCGACAAAGGCAGTGCCCATCCAGCAAGTTTACCGTCAATGTAAAAGCACTTCTTTTTCACCGCCAGAGCGTGGTCTTGAAACTCATGCTGGATATCATCGAAAAACAGGTCAATCTGTGACGACTTGATTTCCGTTTCATATCGGCGCAGATAGATAAACTGCTGTCCCTTAGTTATAAAGTCTTTTATGACCCTTCGTTTACAGGAATACGTCTTTCCCACTCCACGGGGTCCAACCACAAAGTTGAACAAGCAGTTATAAGAAAGCGTCTTATTTACATCGTACCACATAGCTTCACCTATGAGAAAAGGGATAGTATGAGCGTTTATAAATAGTCTGTGAAAACCTTGTAACACTTCTGGCCGACTCTCCGCCGTCACACCCAGCTAGTGATTTATAAGCTGTCTCATATATCCCTTTAGAGTATTGTATCATAAAAATCACCCTTTGTCAACCCTTAATTTGGAAGGGACGCTCCACCAGAACCACGCCGCCCTTTATGTTCTTCGGGACAAGCTTGCCCTCGAATATCTGTCCCGGCTCCATCGTGTCAAAATTGAACAGGTGCCGTGCTGAAACAGGTAACCCAGCGCACTTCTTATCAAGCTCTCCGTCAAATTCTTCAATATAACATTTGGCTCTGTGATACTTTGCTCTTGTGAACTCACCTTCCAGCTTGAAAGCACCCAGTCTGTAATTATCTATGTCCAAGTCTACCTTTTCCCTTCCCACTACATGAACGCTGTCGGTGTCCGCATATATGAACCTGTCACCACAAGCATTAGCGGCCCTAATTATCTTGTCTCTGGCATAAGATGTAATGAACGCCGCTACCGGGATATACCCTCCGCTTCCAATTTCAGGCATTAGCCGTCTGTACTTTACTATGTCGTCTGTCTCATCCAGATATGGATATTTAGAAGCCTTCTCAGGATTTGAACCAAACTTCCCATACAGTGAATTAAGCATCAGTTTAGCGATATGGTACATGGCTTTATTTCCTTCCACCTTTGCCTTCTGCTTCACGTCATACCAGTAGTCGATATATTCAGAAAACAGCCCTGTCTCGCCCCTGAACTTGTACCCGCCTATGTAAGTTATATCCCACACGTCATAGTTGTCGAACAAGAGCTTTAAGTCAACACTTGTCAAGTGAAGTATTACAGGGTCATCCCCACTTTCCTTAATATACTCTGTACTGGAAAACCTGAAACTGTTCTTTAACTGTATACTGGGGTAGTGTCCTTTTTTCAAACTGAAACAGCATTGAAGGCATTGAATATAAAGAGGGTAAAACTCATCCGGTTTATACTCCCCGTCATAGTAGTACGGATTACCAAACGGTAGCATACAGTATTTCATGGCCCAAGGGTACATGGAGTTTACATCATATACCTGACCTTCACCGACCATCATCCCTTGATATGCTTCGTTGAGATATGTCCAGCCACCTTTATACGATTTCCTGCAATCCTTGTCCACAGCATATTCAATCGGCGGGAATCTGCGTTTAAACTCCTTGTTTGACAGGACCTTCTTATAGTTGTACAGTGCGTTGCTTGCCGCTGTCATCTTAATCAGGCCGTTTTCGTGCATGGCTTTTATGCCCTTTGCCACAATCTCCACGTCTGCCTTAACGTATGATATTTCTTCCTCTGTCGGTACATGGTTGAAGTCTCTGTTTTCGGCATAGTCCAAGTCAAGTTTATGGATATCCAACCCAAAGGCTTTTGGAATGTCTCTAACTGGAAGTGTTATAAGCTTGTAGCTGTCTATAAACTCAACTATTGTCCCGTTGAAAAAGTGTACCTTGCAGGTATAAAATAGCCCCATGTCTGATATAAGCGTTGTAAAATACCCCTCTCTAGGCTTCCTTTCGCTAGTATGTTTATATCCGTTGTGGAATAGCCAGTAAAACATAAATTGAACATCGAATTTAATATTGTGGAAATACGCCTTGCAATCAACTGTGGATATCTCTTCCATAAAGCTGTCAATATCTGTCCCATATACAAAGGTGGTACAATCTATATCACACTTTCCCCATAACCATACCCTTGTTTCGTTTGGGTCAACCACCGTCTCAAAGTCAACGCTATAAACAGGTTTTTGCACATCATGTACGCCTTATTAGCTCATCCCACACATCTAGTATGCGCTCAAGAGCCGCTTCCCTTCCTTTTTGGTCGTACAAAAAGTTAATCTGCAAAATATCACTATACGATGATAGCTGACCTAACAAGAAAGTGGATAAGTCCATGCCTGTCACCAAGTCATATATCTGGTTAGCAAGCTCAATACTTGCTACATCCCCGGCAAATGTAGCAGGTCCAAGCATTTCATTAACAAGGGCATTTATATAGTTCGTTCTCCATAGCTCCGCCTTTTCCCTATAATACCCATCCTCTATCTTCTTTAACAGTTCATCATATTTCACCGTGTCTCCTGTCTTTAAACCAAGGTCACGAAGAAAGAAATCATTGTCAGAGGGAAATCTTCCATAGGGGGTTGTCCTTCCCACCTGTTCCTGTGTTTTTACCTCCGGTCTAAGCTCATCGACCTTTTTACGTCTCTGCCTGTTCCTTTCGTTTATCCGTTTTTCCCGTATCTCTATTTCCTTCCGTCTCCATGCGGTAGTCAGGTCGTTACCATATGTCTCAGGTATTAGCGTCTTAGCGGTTGCCCTTTTAATCGCCGCTAAGTAATCCCGGTACTCCTGTAAAGTCTGAATCTTCTCAATAGCTTCACTTGCGGTCTGCTTTTGGGGAAGTATATAGGAGAGGTCATCAAGCCTAGATTCTGCGGAGCGTATCCTCCTATTAAAGTTAAGTATCTCTTTTCTCAGCTCATTTTTTCGAGCTTTTGTCCATCGTATTTTAGTGCCCTTTGCCATGTAATTTCCTCCCCATTAAAGAAAATGAGAAACCCCCTGCTTTCAACCTTCCTATACAGGTTAACGTCAGTCAGGTCCTTACTGACACGAAAGTCCATTTTAAATCTGTTGGACAGGCTATCCTCTGTTTCTTCATAGAATCCATTTCGCAGGGCAATAAAGCGGGTCTTTATGCTGTCGCTGGAAAAGCAATACTCTATTTCATTAAGATTATCATATTGCACAGTGTAGGTAAAAGGAGACTTTTTAAGGTCATGCTCTACCCCGTATCTTGTCATTGTTTTCACCACCTTATAAGTACGGCCCCCTTAACGGGGGCCGGTTCGTTATACCATTTTCAGATTGATTGTAAAGCCGTTCTTCGTCTTTACTTCGTATGGAATTAGTTTCACAGGTGTTTCAAAATGCAGACCCCCAAACAATGCGTTGAGCTTCTTAATGCAGTTGTACACTCCCCAGGAGGTAGCGGAGTAAACCCCATCTTCGCAGATAAGAGACACACGGGGACAGGTGTTCTGAGTGCCATCTTCATTCTGTACCTGTACAGGCTGGACAATAACGTCTAGGACATGGAGCTCCTTGTTGATAGCTTCCTTTACCGTGTTGTCCCCGCCGTTCATAGCGTTGAACATCTTAGCCTTATCTTCCAGTGTCTCAGGAAGGAAGGAGCAATACACCCCGGCCCCTTCCTCGGTCAGACCGTTTACGATAGACTGCTCTGTATCCTTGCGGATTGCAATAGCTTCCTCTGCGCTCATAATCTCGGCGAAATTCTGTTCCTGCTTCTTCATTGTTAGTTATCCTCCTTCTCAACAATAGTGGCGTTAGCGATAAAGGTCTCCAAAGGCATGGTGTAAGTCTCCTCTACCGTGGTCACCTTTGCCATAACGTACCCCTCCATGCCGTTGGATTCCATGTAGGCGGCTGACGTTCTCGGCCCCATCTTCTCAGCACAGATAACCTCTTTCATATCAGAGATAGTCAGGTCATCGTTCATCTTTACAAAGGTGTGCTTGTAGCTGGTGATGGTTCTAGTGATGTTTTTCATGATTGTTCCGTCCTTTCTGTTATTCCCTCTTTCGAGGATATCTAATTCTACCACAAAATTTATTTTTTGTCAATACTTTTTCCGAAAAATTTTACAAACTTTTTGCTAAAAGAAACTGACCCAGATTCAACACGAATGAGATTGCGAACAGTGCACAGAGCAAGTACCCTATAACTGTCATAGTCAGGGAAAACATACCCGGCTCATTTTCGTTGATATAAACCAACGTCAGGCCGACTACTAAAAGCCCGATACTGCAAAGAATAGCTACCAACTTAGGATACCCCCTATAAACACGGAATAAATCAGACCTATAAATCCAAAGGACATAAAGCACATCCCTACTCCTCTGAATATGTACTTTAGAACCCACCATGGTGGCTCTGAACAATACATCATACAACCGTAGAAAATAAGGGCAAGAAAGAAGCCGACTATCAACACACTAATCCACATCTACACCCACCCCGTTAAACATCTCATTCCACTGAACAATACCAATAACAATCATGTTATATAGCTTCTGCTCCTGCATGATATCGTATGCCTTACGGCTTGCCTGTTGCTTACTGCGAGCCTTTATTTTGTACTGCCTGAACGTGCCATTCATATCCGTGCATGTCACACGATAATAACGCTCGCTCATATTATACATCGTCTCCCATCTCGCTTAATATATCCGACAACTCGTCTAGGATAGAATCATAGGAATCCAAAGCCGCTTGCCTTTCCTCCCTCACCCTGTCTATTAACTTCTCTATCATCCATTTCACGGTCAAACTCCACCTTTACACTTTTCAATACCGCCATCTTCACACCGGCCTTTATTGTCTCTATATCTGATGTTCCCCGTACTGCTTCATTGTACAGGTATAAAAGCTCCGCCTCCTTTATAGATTCTTTCAGCCACCGTCTAAAGGGCATTATTTATCCCTCCTTTCTATGCCCAATAGCTTCATAATATACACTAGCTCCGTCCAGCGATTTCTAAAGTAGCGGTCGCCCCTGCGAATGCCTAGCATATATAGCTCCCTCTCCCGGTCCTGAATCTCCTTTATTTGTTCAGGCGACATACATTATCCTCCTCAAATAATGTCAATAGTGCTCGTAGTAGGTCCAATTTTCCCTTGTAGTACATGACCAGCTCTTTGTCTGCTGGGTGTACTTGGGCAAGCATTTCCGCATTCCCTGTTATTAGCTTTTCAATGACAGCACGGCGCAGAGTTACTTCTTTTTCCATGATGACCACCTTTCAAATTATCTACAATCTTGAAGAATGTTTAATAATTCGCCAAACTCAGTTTTGTACATTATATAAAAATCACTAGAATACCCGTACATCTCTGCCGCACGTTTAGCATTGTTTCGCTTTTCTAATCGCAGTTGAAGAAACCTGCTTTCCATTTTAGCCTTTGACAATGGAGAATCTCTATGCTCAATTTCTAAAATTTCTATAAGCTCTCTGACTGCGACGAGTTTGTGAATGTCAGTAACAAGTTCATTCAAACCTTTTGTTCCCAAGATAGCGTCAACCTTTTCTTCCAGCTCTTTCTCCCTGTCGGTGATAAGCTTAATCATAGATTGCTTAGTCATCTTTTGCACTCCTTTCTAGCGGCTCTATTCCCATGTCATTCATTAGCATCCATACGCTATTCCAAGCGGCACGTCTACTCTTTGCCCCGTGGGAATCTTCCCCGAACACTCTCTTTGCCAGTCTCAAACTCTCATATAATTCTAGTTCTCTTTCCTGAATAGTGTTTATCATGGTTGATTTAGTCATTTATTAACTCCCCTTTCTATGGTTCTATTGTACCAGAAAATAAAGCACTTGTCAACACTTTTCTCAAAAAAAATTGATTATTTTTTAAAAACCAGAAATTCCGCACTGTAATGCGCACCGCGGCG